TCCTTCACCACGGCGTTCGAGGGCGTGAGCGGTTGGTTCACATAGGCCGGAACATAGAACTCGGCGTTGCTGGTAAACACCTGAAGGTCGCGGTTGGACACCAGATAGCGGATGTCATGAACCTCAGAGCCGCCGCAGGTCAGCTGGATTGCCTCGCCGTCCAGCGCATCGCCCGTGTCGAAGTTGTAGTAGTTGCCGCTCTTGGAAAAGAACAGGCCGTCAGGCTCGGCAATGGTGCCGCCAAACACAAGCCGCCCCTCGTGAAACGTGACCGCGCTTGGGTAACCGGTGCGACCCGTAAAGCTTTGCTCATACCAGTTGTAGAAGGGACCGCCTGAGATAAGCTCGACAGTGCCGCCCCCATCCTCGGAGGACGTAGCAGTGACACCGGAATTAAAAGTGAAGGTGTTCTCGTCAAGAACATCATAGACAGCATGGGCTGTGTTTAGATAAGCACCCGTGATTGTGTCGCCAATGGTGCTGGCACCGCGAAGAATGAAGGTGTCATTAGGCTTAAAGCCATGCCCGATATAAGTGACCTCCACAAGCGCGCTACCCTCGGTCGCCCGCAGAGGGTTGAGAACCTGAAGCGTAAACGAAAGCTCGCGGGACAAAGTGACGTTTACCCTAGTCGGGCTCACATAGCTGGTGATAAGCGCTTCCGTCTCGCCAATCAGAAGAAGATAGCCAACCATACTTGGCGTAAAGTAGTTCTCGCTTGAATAAAGCGGCGTGTTGCCTGTCGTCGAGCTGGCAATCACGTAGATGTCAGGACGAGCAAGGCGAGAGAACGGACAGTAGTTTCTGTTCAGCGCGCCAGACGTGTCGAACGTCAGGGACTGAAGAGAGAAGGTGTTGATGCTCGTTCTTACCAGCTCTCTCGGATACATCTGCCGGTGGCAGAAGATCATCACGTCGCCAGTTTGCGCGTAGTTGTATTCCTGAATGTAATATTTGGAAAACGGAACCGCGCCGCCTGTATCGGACTGCGTTGTGATTGTCTGGATGTGCGCGGGGGTCAGCGCGTCATTGGCGTAGACCCGGTAGATGTCTAGCCGCGCATCCGACATTACGATCAGGTAGCGCTCGTCGTTCGAGAAGATGAACGGGATGCAGCGCGTCTGCTTAGAGTAAGAGCTGTCGTAAGTTATCGAAGGCTGGTGGATGATCTGCGACCCATGGCGGCGAAGAACCCCGCCCTCGGGCAGAAGCACCACGTTCTTCAGCTCCTGCGCCGACGCGGTATATACAGCTGTATCGGTGCGGCCGATTGCAGAGCGGCTGATCTCACCGAAGGCGAAGCTCGTCAGGGGAACGTCAATCTTGCGCATTAGTTATGAATTTCGCTGTGCAAGGAACCTGTTCATCGTCAGCTTGCGGGTGGTCTGCTGCTGGCTGTCGTAGAGGCTGGCGCGGACCTTCTGCGTGTTGGCCCAGCGCTCGATCTTCGTGTGCATCGTTTCGTCGCGGGTGAGCGGAATGCAAAAGACCTCGGCCAGCCGGAGCGTCACCAGCTTGCGGAAGTAGGCAGGCCACGCGCTTTCGTGCGAGCGGTAGGTGTGGTCGCAGATCACATCGTCGGTAGCGTTGGCGTTGCAGAGAACGGCACCATCGTAAATGTCGTATTCGATGTTTACGTCAGCAATCGTGACGGCATGGATCAAAAGGGAATCAGCCGGGATGGTATAGGCCGCATCCCAGCGAGAGACAGGAGCCGTGCCCTCGCGGACAAGCTCGACCATCCGCGTCGAGAACCGCCAGCGCATTTCGCTCAGCGCTTCCTCGACCACATCCTCGTAGAAATTATTAGCGACAATCGCCTGATCAAGGCTGTCGGTGAACGACACAATCTTGGAGACACCGCACAAGAGAAGTGCGTTGTTGGCGATCTCAAGCGCGGTGTCAGATGCCTGGGGCATGGGCAGTCAGGGGGCCGAAGCCCCCTGCTCCTTAGTCGCTGTCGGTCTCGGTGATTGCCAGCCCGTTGCTGACATCCACCACGCCAGCCGCATTTGAGAGAACGCTGACGAAGCTCGTCGTCGGCGTGTTTGTGTCCACCACGACGATCACGTCGCGAACGGACAGCATGTCGCTGGCGTCGTTGAAGTAACCTTCGGTGTTCACGTCGGCAATGGCGTCGGCGCTGGTATAGTGCCAGAGCGTGAAGCCATTGCCGTAGGCGAGAGCGGAAAGTCCGGAAGCTGCGAAGGCCATGGTCAGGTCTCCCTAGTTGTTGTCCAGCAGCTCATACACGCCGTTGTCATCAATGACCTTGGCGCCCATGGACATGCTGGAGTTGAGGAGGTGAGCAGCCTTCTGCGGCACATAGTTGATCTCGGTCGAGACATCAGCGTTGATGCCAAGGCCGACAGCCCGCATGTGATAGCAGAAGTTCTTGCCGCCAGCGACCGCCGACGTGCCGAAGATGTTGAAGCCAAGGAAAGGCTTCATGGACATCCCGACCTGAAACGGCAGGTTCGACGGACCGACGTAATCGGACGAAGCAAATTCGTCGATCAAGAACAGGTCTGTAAATCCGGCGGGCGACATCGCGATGAAGCGCATGTTGTCGTCCGGAACGTCCGCCGTGCCGAAGGTCTCGAACACGGACAGCAGGTCCGCCTTCTCCACCGCCGAGCCGGTGTCGTGGATTTGCGTGCTGTTCGCGCCCGCATCCATAGCCGCGACGATCAGATCGTCGGTCTTCCGGCCCAGCGCAGCCGCCGAGCTTTCCGCGACGGCCTGCCGCTCGTTGATGTTGATCTTCAGCTCGTCGAGCTTGTCGATGTATTCCGGCGCATAGTAGTCAGCCATCGTCACTTCGACGTAGCTGTGCGTCAGGTTCATCGGCGTCACGTCGCCGTGCCGGGACTTGGTGGTGGCAGCGCCAGTGCCGATCTTCTGGAAGCGAGCGGTCGAGCCGGTGACGTTCGACGTGCGAACCGTCCCCCGGAGCTTGGAACCCATGCGCTGATACGCAAGGTGAACCTCAGTCTCGAACTGCTTCACAAAGGCTTGGTCGATAGTCGTGGACATACCTTGATCCTTTGAGAAAGTGGGACGGGTATCCTAGCTCCACTTCGTCAAGGGTGTCCTCGCGGGCCTTTCAGTGGGCGACGGGCCGTGGTGCTTTCTCATTACCCTGAAGCCCGTCTCTCCCGCAATAAAAAAAACGGATCAGTTTGTGGCCCATGTAATCAATCTCGTGCGTCGGTTGGAACCCAGCCACATTCATAAGCTCAATCATTCCGTCCGACTGCTCCCAGATGTTGCAGTGAACAGGCTCAGAAGTGTTCAGATATTCCATCAAGGCCGGGATGCAGCGGATCATCCGGGGGATTGCACGCAGCTCAAAGGCCCGCTTGGAGAACTGACCCCAGAGTTGAAGGCTGCGATTGAGGCCAATGATCGCCATGACCTCGCCCTTGTAGCGGACAGAAAAGGACATCAGCGACGCAAGGCCAGCGCGACCGAAGCCTTCAATCAGCTTGTCGTCGCCCTCCACGCCATAGACGATTGCCATCTCCATGGCGCTGCGCCAGTGAAGATTGCGCACCAGCTCGTGAATGTCCTCGGCCGCAAGGGGATGCAGCGACACCCCCCTGCATTCGGTCAGCTTGTCATCAAGAACCATAGAGCTTCTGGAACCCCTCGGTCACTTGCCTCACGTAGCCCGGATCACGCTTTGACGGATCGGAGTAGCGCGGGTCTTGCATCATCTGGCGAAGGTCGGTCTCGGTCAGGCCGGAGCGGGGCGGCGCATCGCCGGTCGGCGCGCGATCCTTTAGCTTCTCCATCACGATCTCCATCGCCTTCACGCCCTCGGCGCTCTCGAACAGGCGGTGCATCGCGGGCATCACATCATCCGGGAAGTTGGCCCGGACAAAGGCAGAGGCGGCGTTGATCCGGTCGTTTGCATTGTCGCCCAGCTTCTTGCGCTCGCCGTCAAGGTCGGGCTGGCTGCCCATCACCGCCTTGCGGTATTGCTCGATCCCGGCCTCGAACTCGTCTTGGCTCATGCCGCGTTCCCATGCGGCCTTGCTCCACCATTCTAGCAGCTCGACCCCGCCTGCGTCAGACGGGTCGATGGTCTCTGGCAGGGTGTAGTCGCCCGGCTTCTCGGGCCGGTCCTTGAACACCTCCCCGATCAGCTCTGCCTTCAGGTCTTCATTGCGCTTGCCCAGCTTGGTCTCAAGCTCGCCGTAGGCTTTCGCCAAGTCCTCAGGCGTCTTGTATTTCTCGGGCAGCCACTCGGGCCGCTCGCTCTGTTCGGGTGGAGCTACGCCCTCAAGCGGCGGCGTCGCGCCATCAACAGGCGATGTTTCGGCCTGCCCCTCGGTCGGGGCCTCGGTGGTCTCAGTCTGCATCAGGGACATGCTTCGCCTCCTTCTTCTGCTTGGCATCCATGCGCGCGGAGATCACAGAGAGAATGAACCTCTGCCCCTCCCGGTGCATCAGCTCGTTGGGATCGACGGCAGGGCCTGCCACCGCACGGATCGTGATACTCTCAAGATAGTCGAGGACCGCGCGCCCGGTCGGCGTGCGGAAGAGCGCAGAGACATCCTCGGTAATCTTGTCATCCAGCGCGGCGCTGCGGCTGAAACCGTCAAACGGGCTGGGGCGCACTCGGCTGTTGTTGCTGGGCAATGGCTTGGGCCTGTTGTTGCATGGCTGCTGCAATCTGCCTACGCTCTATATCGCTGCGAAGCAAGTCCTGCGGCACCCCAAACTTCTGCGCCAGATGCGCGGCCACCACCTCACCAGACACCAGAAGGTTCAGCATCTCCGGCCCGAAGGTCTGGCCCACCGTCTGCATCCACCGAGAGATCGACGCAATGTCCTGATTGGCTTGCGCCTGCGCCAAAGGCGACACCGCCTTGATCTTGACCTCGCGTCCGTTCACGCTCGGCACCTGAATGCGGCCCTGCTTCTTCAGGATGTAGATCACGCGCTGAAGAACAGGATGCACAAGCTCGACCTGCAACCGCCCGAAGCTCGACCCGATCCGGCGATAAAGATCAGCCATGCGCTCGGCCACCTCGGTCGCGGTCGCTGGCGTCTTGTCGGGATCACCCAGCATATCGTTGAACAAGGCGCGCTTGATGTTCATGCGCTGGTCCCCAAGGATCAGCTGAGAAACATTGAAGTCGCTGCCGTTCTGAAGCGGCACCACGCCGCGGCTGCCAGGAGCGACAGGGATCAGCGTCCCCGGCACAAGCTGGATCGTCTCGGGATTAATCACCCCGTCGGCGTCATACTGATACACCCCGGAGATTGCCATCTGCGCATTCTCAAGGATCAGCTGCACCGTCAGGTTGGTCGTCTTGATCGCAGAGAGGGCGTGCGTCAGCGGGCCGCGCCCGTAGCGCTCGCCCGCACAGGTCGCCCACCGATAAA